CAGGTTGAAATACAACACCTTGGCCAGCCAAGTACGACTGAATTTGTTGTAGTTCTTGCGTAGATAACTGCGCCACTATTTAAACCCTGCTACATACTTAGATTCTAATTCTTAACAACAACGATTTTTAAATTTTCACTCAACATAAACATGATCACCCTCAAGAACCGAATCCCAATCCACACGGGAAATAGAACGAAGTTGATCAAGCTTGGTAAACCGTTCACCAGGCATACTCTGCTGGAGCTCTTTTATCTCTGTAGCGGTTTTCATCCCAATACCTTTTAAAACCTGTGTGAGCAACTGAGGTGTAGCCGAGTTGATATTGACCCGGTTGAACGCTTGAACTTCTGGTTTAACGATTTGACGACCCTTGCGCTGCTTAACGGGTTTTTCCGGCTCCTCAACTTCTTTAACTTCTTCAGCAATCTGATTTTTATGCGCAAAAAAGACTCTACCCGTGGTCAGGGAACGCACCATTTTATATTCACCATCATCGTGCTCGCTTAAAACTTCAATCTTGACACCATTAGGCGTAAAAGTGAATTCTTTAACGGCCACAGCAGTCATTATGTAGACAGTGATCTGCCTTTAGTTATAGCACAATCGATAATAAAAAACCCCTCCCGAAGGAGGGGCTTCTAAGTAATCTACTGAATAAATCAGACGGGCACGGTCGAAGTATAAACGTTGGACTCAACGAGACCAGCGGGCTGCAGAGCCAGATCGTCGCGCTTGGGCGCTTCGTCGGGAATGAGCCAGCACACTTCGCAGATACCCAGTGCTTTGTTCTTGCCAGACAGTTTGTTGGCTTGAGCACGGGGGTCATACACGCCCGAACCGAGACCCAGACCGGAGCCGGGAACGGTAGCGGTGCTGTACAGACGGTACTTAGTAGCCGCCGTAACAACGTGCATATTGGCTTGGCTCCAGGCATTGCTTGAACTCCAAGTGCCGTTCTCGATGCGGCTGTTCGAGCCCACGAGGTTGGCAAAGAAACCGCTGGGGCTAGGAGCGGTGGTCAGACCCGAGGACAGGGCAGGGCCAACGCCGAGAGCAGGAGCGGTTTGAGCACCAGCGATACCACTGGAGATCACGTCACCGCCGTCGAGACGGACGGAGACACGATACACGTAGGCACCGGAGGGGACGTTGATACCGTCAGTGATGTCAGCACGGACATCTTTATACGCGTCAGGAGACGGAATAATGATGTCAGCAGCACGGAAGGGCTGGTTGGTGCTGTTCTGACCGGAAGCGTAGGGCTGGGTGTAGTAATCCAGCTGATTGTTGCTGGAGCTGGCCTGATAAGACAGGTCAACATAACCCACGGCCTGTTGGGCAATCCAGCCGGGACGGAACACAACGCCAACAGGACCGCCAACCGGTTGGTTGGAATAAGTCTCACTGGTGCCGTTCTCGTTCAGGAAACTGAAACTGCTGGTGGAGTGCCAGTAACGCAGAACGTTGGTGTAGTTACCAGGATAAATCTTGGCAACTGCGATTTGATCAGGATTAATTGCCATCGTTAGTTACCTCCTCAAGCGTTAAAGGAGTAAGCGATGGTGGCGAAATCAGCGTTCAGAAGTTCGAAGCCTGCGTACAGACTCCAAATCATCATGATGAAACGGCTGAAATCGTCGTTGTTGTTCAGCAGGACCTGAGCGTTGTTACCGCCGATACCGACGCCAACAGCTTGGGGACCGAAGAACATACCGATCGCGGTTTCGTACGAAGCCGAAGTACCACCGATGCTCGCGGTAGCGTTCTGAGTCGGCATGTTGGTCGACTCGAAGAAACGCACACCTTCAAACACAAAACCGGTGGGCATGATCGGTTCGCCAGCCACGAAGGTGGCTTGGCCGAAGCCCTGACCCATGTACAGAGCAGCGTTAGGCTGCATCGCGGACATGAGGGGGTTGATCTGACCGTTGCCGGGATAACGAGCAACTTCACGGAAGTCGCTGTTCTGGCGAAGGTGCATCAGGAAGGTAGGATCGCAAACGCAGCGATAGAAACCATCCTGGAAGGTAGGAGTGTTCCGCTTACGCAGGCTCTTCACCACGCGCAGCAGGTCATCCTTAACGTCGAACTTAGCTTGCTCGGCGTTGGTATAGGTGAGGCTACCAACAGCGAGATCGCCGGGGTAGTAATAACCACCTTGGGAGTCAGAAGACTGACCCTTAGAAACAGCTTTCAGGAGTTCGTTGATGAACACCCGATCGCGCCACCGACGATAGTCGTCGAGCAGAGTCAGCGAACCGATGGACTGGTGGAAAGCAGTCAGGTTGCCAGTATCCAGCAGAAGACGCTGCGCGGTGATCAGAGTCTCGCGAGCAATCTTAAAGGTGCTGGGTTGAGTGGGGTCACTCGGGTCTGCAGGACCGGTGTACTCGCGAAGGGTCACGAGCACTTTGTCCTTCACAATGTTCCTGCTGTTTGCAGTACCAATGGTCTGCTCAGCAGTGCGCTCCCGAGACTCTTTTGAGCCGGGGTTGCCCCAGAAACGATAACGGTCAAGCTGAACGGTCTGGCCGGGTTGCTTTGCCTTTAACACTCAAATTGAGTACCATGAGGCTCTTTATCCTCATGTAACATTACCTTAAGGACGGTAATGAGTAGACTATATCATCGACCACAGCGTCACTATGAGTGATCTGTTTGGCCGCCCCGCGCTCGTGTCACCTTATCGGCTTCTACAACAAATTTGTTGCGGTCAGCCTCGCTCCATTTTGACTTACCTCGATTTGTTCGAGTGTCATAACGAAGGTCGAATTTGTAGCTCATAGCTTTACATCCGTAGGGTCTTAACGTTTCTACGAATTGACGAGCTTGTGTTCCATTAGCTCGAAGATTCCATTTATCTGGATTCTTCGTTTTCATTGGAACACGGGGAGTGAATGAAGCTCCTGTTAAACTCTCGATCCAATCAGACACTAATAAAGCAGTGTCATATGGAACGTATAAAGCTAACTCCACAATGCGTTCTCTTATATAGGATTCCCCAGTTTTCGTGGAGTTACCACGTTTACGGAGATGAAGATTTCCGTCATCCATATAAAGGAGAGCTAAACCTTCTAGCCCTACGTCACGAAGGAAACCAGCCGTTATGACTTTTTTACCTTGTGGGTACAGCTCCCTATATAAAGGGAATAGCAGCTCATGCTGATTAGACCACCATTGATAACCAGGATATTCACCTATTTGGTTGGTGCATAGCCTTTCTTTAATGGGCTGTTTAATTCCAAGTATTCGATTAAGTCTCCCCACTTTCCAGCGAAGATACTCAAACTGTTTCTTGCAGTGAGCAAGATAAAGACTTGGATAAGTAACTTGATGTCTTAGACATCCGTCACCTAAACAGACTCCTCTTAAAAAGGAGCGGTCGCTGCGTGTGAGCATTCGAGCAGTGTTAGTCGTTGAACCTTCCAACCATTTCTGATTGGCTTGGCTGCTGATTGGCCTCCCTTTCGGGTCCGGCGTTCCAGCAATTCACGGGGTTGTTCGACCAGGATTTCGCCTGGAAGTTCCCTAGCTTACAATAAGCTCAGAAATCATGCACAACCACAGGCTCTGCTGCCATTTCTACAACGTACGCAGGATGCGGACGGTAGAGTTCGGCACCGAGCAGCTTCGGAAAATCATTGTCGACGAACAAAGCGTCAACCTCCGAAGAACTACATACTTAATTTACATAAGAATCTATTAAATGCGCAAGAAAGTGTCGCATTTATAGCGTTAAATTGATCGCTGATTACTGGAATTAACGGATGGACTAAAACGATGTACCATATTGCGCACAGATTCTGGTGCCTGGAGATAAACGGAGCCGTAGTTATAAACGTAATTGCTGGCTTTACCTCTATATGTAAACGTTAAAAATGAGCTCATTAAACCAGGAGCGCCGGAGCGAACATACTGCGTAAATTCTTGGCAATAAACAGGAGGGCTATAGATCCACGTGGATCTGGGATTGCCCGAACCGTTTGGAATACTCGTATATAAACGGCTAGATAAATAGTTAGAGTTTAATGATGTGCCAGCGGGGGGTGTAGCACCAGTCCAGCTATTGTAAGACCCAGTATCACGCACACCAAATTCTGGGCCAGTTGATGTTACAACCTTTGCATTAGCAATAGTAGTAACACTCAGCGGCCTGTAACCAGTGTAGGAACTTAAAGATCCGCTGGGTAAATAATCAACGTTCTGATAATTAGTCCAATAACCAGATACTGCTTGAGGAACGGTACGCCATTGAGTAGTCGAATACCACCCTCCGCTATTAGGAGGTCCGGCTGTTATTACACCTAGATCAGCACCGGTATCTTGAATGCCAGAACTGACCACGATAAAGCCTTCGTGGTTAGGACCAGTTTCAATCCGGTGTAACCCTGTGTCGTATTTGTAGTTAGAAAGAGGTGTATAAACCACGGATGAACTCCTGGGTATACACCAAGTATAGGATTTTAACTAACTACTTCTGGATCAACTGTAGCGGGAGGCTCGATTTTGTCGTTTAACGTGCTGATATCGGTGCTGATGTTTTTCATATCTTGAACATACGCGGCACGCAGTTCCGCTAATTCGGTCTTTAACTGGTCTACTTCAGAAGGCGTGGAAGCAGAACCTGCGCGACGGCGACCAAGAGGATTAGGCATTTCGAGAACCTTTCTTAGATTCAGTATACTTCTGGGCTTTTTTCTTAGCTTTGACGCGCTCAGGCAAATTGCCTTTAGTTTCACGCTCGTACTCAGCTACTTTTTCTTTCGAAATTTCGCCACGTTCGCTCATGGCGTAAAACTTGCGTCTTTGAGCCTCTGAAGCAAAAGGCATCGTTAAAGATAAAGCTCTAATTAACTATAAACAAAAAACCCCGCCTTTATAGACGGGGCTTCCTGTATGTTGTTGAAAAAATCAGGCGTTATCCATGAACAGAAGTTTGCCACGGAAAGCATCGGGACTCATCTGAGACAGATAGCGCCAAGCTTGTTCGGGGCTACGGTTCATAGCTTCGCTAAAACCGTTCCACTGACCGTCAACGTCAACGTTCGGAGCACCGGCCATGGCCGAAGCGGGGACAGCGGGAAGCTGATCGTAACGGGGCTGATAATTTTGAGTATCAGCGTCGGTATCAACGGGGTAAACCTCAGTGAAGAACCGATTGGTGTAATCAGCGAGCTGATCAGGATCGGTCAGGATGTGCTCCATGGCCAAGCCACGAGCGGCAACATTTTCAAGAACGCCGTGCTGCTGGATCAGAGCATCCTCAAGCACCGTGGCATACTGATTCAGAATGCCGGGGGCTTCAACACCGAAGTGATTAACGACGGCGGCGGTTTCCTCGCTTAGTTGCGGGAGCTGTTGCTGCTCCGTAGAAGTCGGATAAGAAGTCGGGGTTGTAGAGGCGCTGCTGTACGAGGTCGGCTGAGCCGTAGGGGCTTGGTAAAGATACGGTTGGGCCTGTGAACTCTGACTGTAAAGTTGAGTATCCGGCGCCGCCGTTTGGTATTGCGGATACTGTGCTGTCTGGCTGGGGGACGGGGAGAGGCGCGAGACCACCCGCTCCAGGCTGCCCATCGCCGCTTCCCACGGATTGGAAGGGGAGGACGTTGACGGAAACTGGCTGTACTGGCTGTTGGTAGAAGGGACCGTAGCCGGTGTTGCCTGCGACGGCGCTTGAGGCATAGTTGCCGAAGGTGCCGCCTGGGTAGTTGCTACCCATTGGGGGTAGGCTGTTGAACCCGCGTCCGCCGAGGGCGCCGCCTGTGGGGCCGCTACCGCCGGGGAGACCGGGCTCGGGATCGAAGCTTGGATCTGCTGGCTCATAGCTGCCCGAGTAAGTCAGTTCTTGCGCAAGGTGGTCAAACGTCCTGTAAAGCAAGGGCGTTATGTTTAGCCGAGGGTCAGCCGCGAGCGGTTGATTCGGCGCAAGTGGATGTGGCGCTTGCAACATCTGATTCAATAATAATAGAAATTGCTGAAAAGCGCCCTGTGTTTGTTGAATCATTCTGAAGGGAAATCCCTTCAACATTTCTGCACGTTCGGAATCAGTTTTATCCGGGAATAAGTATTTAAGAGCTTCGACGCTATCCACGCCGAGTTCCTGTAAGTTCCGAACAACGATTGATTTTTGGTTAATGTCATAAGCCGTATCCTCATAAACGTCTCCTTGGAAACGATATGAGACATCACGATCTCCATCGGGGGGAAGACCAAAAACCCCGCGTGGGACTTTGTTTTGCTGCAGCGCAACTTGCATCGCAGCTAAAACTTCGCTTTCGTATTTAGAGAGACGTTTTTGATAGCGAGCTAACGCTTCTTCGGTTTGTTCTTTAGGTTCTTTCGGGGGTTCAAGCCCCATGACCTGAATAAAACTTTCACGGAAAATTTGCTCTTGATGATACAGGATCATTTCGAGCAACCGACAGAAACCGTAAGTTAAAAAGCTCTTGTTTTTGCGCATGGCCGTAGCTTGCGCCCGCCCCATCAAGCCTTTAATTTCCGTTGCAGTCGCACCAGCCGAAATCGAAATTTCGTCAACACCACCTAAAGCAGTACGAATCTCTTCGCGGAGAAGGAGAGCATATCGATTCATGTCCCCATTAACCGGGTCGGGCGTCATATAGCCCACGCGGTCGGATGGTTCAACGTTGGCAATAACCCGAGGAACTCTCAGGCCACCAATCATCGAAGATGAGCCAAACGGTTCCGAAACACGCGTGGACGGAGTGTCGCGTCCGGCAAACCCACTCTGACTACTAATAGTCGGGCGGAACGTACGATCGGCATCGGAAGCTTCGACCAGATCACTACGTGGCCGTGAACTGATCAACGTAGGGTTGCCAAAAAACTCAATGTTCTTGGCAATATTGCGCATCATTTGATCATGAAGCACAAGTTGCTCCATGAACGGTTCAAACTCACCTTCGCCTTCGGTGCCGCTGCTATTTGGCTTGTTTAAGACTTCGACAGCGGGGATAAAGCCTAATTCGTTCTTACGGCTATTTTGCGGAGTTAAAACTACGCCCGGCTCAAGTTCAAAACTTAATTCACTATTTGACTCGAACTCGTTAATTTTAT